CCGCCGCCCCCGCCGCCGCCTCCGCCTCCGCCTCCCCCCGAGCCGCCGGCAGAGATCGACAAGTCGGCCGAGGAAATGGAAGCGCGGAAAGCCGTACTGGCGAGAAAGCGAAGAGGCCGGCAGTCCACGATTATGACCGGGGCCCTTGGAGATACATCCGAGGCCAGTGCTTACAAGAAGAAATTACTGGGGGATTGATGTGGGTGCTCAAAGACTTATCAGAACCATGTTGGATGATGTTGTGTCCAAGACTACGGGCGAGCCGGTACCGTTATCTCGAAGGCTTTGGACGGGTTCGGGTGACCGGTTTTTCCAAAATATTTCGGTGAACCGAAAGGACCCATTTGTCATTGAGGCTTTAAGAAGAAAAGAGGCAGGGCAATCTCCCTTTCATTATCCATGGGATAAGGCCGCAGAACCTAAAAAGGTCAGCGTGCCATCTGCCCAGCCAGGTGAGGCTGAATATAAAACTCTAAAGGCAGAGCAAGAAAAAAACACAGTGGTTGCGCCGGCAAAACGAAAAGCAAGGGGATCCACGATTATGGACAACCCTCTTGCTACCAAATCACAGGGTGGGGCTGGAACAACGTACAGGAAAAAACTGTTAGGAGATTAAATGCCAGACATCAATTCACTGGTTAAAAGATTTGACAAACTAAAACAAAGGCGCACCCAGTGGGAGCCTTTCTTCCGCGATGTTCGGGATTACATTCGCCCACGAAAAGGCAAAGTCGATTCGTCAATATTTCAATACGGGCAACCGTTCACTAACAAGAGATTTGACTCCACGGCCACCGAAGCGAATAGACTCCTTGCATTGTCGATGCAGAACTCCCTCTGTCCGAGCTCCGTCATCTGGTACAAGCTGAAAGTGCCCGAGGCACACCCGATGGCCGAGCTCAATGAAAACCCGGAAGTCCAGGCGTGGTTCAGCGCGGTAGCCGAGAAGATGTTTTTCACCATGCACCAGAGTAATTTCTACTCGGTGATCGGTGAAGCGTTTCTCGATTACACCTCATTCGGCACCATCTGCGTGATGGTGGATGAAGATGACCTGACCAATCCGAACTCCAACGGAGTGATCTACAAGTCGATGCCCATCGGTGAGTTTGTATTTGCCGAGGATCGGCGTGGTGTGCCCGATACTTTATTCTGGGAATACCGGTTGAGTGCACGCCAGGCGGCCCAGCAGTTCGGAACCAAGAATCTTCCCGAGGTGGTTCGCGAAGCCGCGGCCGACAAGCCGGATGAAGAATACGAGTTCCTCCGCGCAGTGCTCCCAGCCGAGGATTATCACGCCAAGAAACGCCGCGGCAAGGATGCTAAAGCCTGGACCGCGATCGATGTGTTTCTATCCGGCAAGGAAAAAATAGCCGAGAGTGGATACAACGAATTCCCTTACGCCATTGGAAGGTTTGCCAAGGAATCCGGTGAGCTCTGGGGACGGTCCCCGGCCGATGTGGCCATGGCCGACATTAAAGTCTTAAACAAGATCCGCGAGTTGGAGCTTAGAGCTCTCAACAAGGCGGTCGATCCGCCACTCATTGCCCCTCACCAGGGAATAGTCGGTGCGTTCAAACTGATTCCAGGCGCAATCAATTATAGCCGCGAACCCGAACGCATTAAATTTTTACCCTTTGAAGGCCGCTTTGATCTCACCAATTTAAAAGGAGATGAACTCAAACGCGGTATCCGGTCCATGTTCATGGCCGACCAGCTGGTCATGCCGGAGAAACCGAACATGACCGCCCAGGAAGTGATTGAACTTAGAGAACAGTTCCAGAGAATGCTGGGGCCCACGGTGTCCCGTTTTGAATCCGAGGTGCTCATGCCTATCGTGCTGCGGACTTTCGGCATCGGTTATCGTACCGGACTCTTTCCGCCCCCTCCGGAATCGATGTACGGGTTGAACGAGATCGATGTCGAGTTCGTGGGCTCATTGGCCAAGGCGCAGAAACTCCAGGATGTCACCGCGATCACGCAATGGTTCGGAATGCTCGGCCAGGCCGCACAGTTCTCACCGGATATTATCGACATAGTTAATTTTGAGGAATCGTTAAGGATCATCGGAGATCGCCTGGCAGTACCTGGCGAAGCGTTCCGGTCCGATGCAGAGATCGCGCAGATGCGTGACATGAAAGCACAGCAAGCACAGGAACAGAAAATGACCAGCGAACTGATGCAAGCGGCCGAGGGAATAGGAAAAGCCGGCCCAGGCATCAAGGCATTGCAGGAGGCTAATGAAACAACCGGAGAACCTATCCCAACTGGATGAGGAGGAACGTAAGAAAGTAGCTGTCAACTATTTTCTTTGTTTCAATACACCGGCTGGCCAGGCAGTTTTAGAAGATTTAAAAGAGATGTACCAGGACAAATCCAGCGTGGTCGCTAATGATCCGCATGGAACTTATTTCCAGGAGGGATGTCGTTTCGTTTATTTACTCTTAGCTGAAACGGTGAACCTGGGGGAACAACTTAAATCAGAAGGAGAATAATATGATTACTGAAACGCAAGAGCCGGTCACCGACACCTCGAGCGAATCGGAAGAAACGCAGGAAGAAACACCGGTCGCAGCCTGGATGGATGAGGTTCCGGAAGATTACCGGGAAGAAAAATCAATCAGCAAGTATCAGTCAATTGGGGACCTGGCCAAGGGCCATGTGCATCTTAGTCGGCTGATGGGCAACTCGGTCAAGATTCCAGGAGAGGAATCCACCGATGAAGAACGCAACGATTTTTATTCCAAGATGGGCCGACCGGAAACGGCCGACAAGTACGAGTATGCACGCCCGGACATGCCGGAAGGAATGTCCTACGATGAAGAGTCGGAAAAAGCATTCAAGCAGCTGGCGCATGACCAGGGGATCACGCAGAACCAACTGGGATCCATCCTGGACTTTTATAACAAGTTTGCCCTGGATTCACAGATCGACCAGAAATTGCACATGGATGAAGCCTATTTCAAGGGCGAGGCCGCACTGCAAAAAGAATGGGGCATGAAAGGGTACGATCGCAACGTGTCGATTGCCCAGCGTGCCATGACCGAATTTGGCGGACCGGAGCTCGAGAAGTTACTGACCTCGGATCCGCGTGGTTCTCATCCGGCACTGATCAAGGCGTTTTACCGGATGGGACTCAAGAGCCAGGAGGCTCGCCCCCTGGATGCACAGCACGATTCCAGTTTTCTCGATGTTGAGTCGGCACAGAAAGAGATCGAGGCATTCAACAGGCCGAACCATAAAATGTATAAAGCATATTGGGATAAGGATGATGCGAAACATGCAGAGGCCGTGGCTTACCGCGATCGCCTGTTTGACATGGCGTACCCCGAGGAATAATGGAATCCGATATTTTATGCAACGAGTGCGTGCACTTTGGCAAGAAACGAATTGTTCTGTCGAGGAAGGAGAACCCGTTTCGCCTCGGAAGGTTAAGAGGCAAAAAATTTGATTATTGTTTATACTATGATCAACCGGCTGGGGCCGAAGATTTTTATGGGTTGTGCGAGGTAGCAGTTCGCAAGCCAGTTGAAGTCGAAGATCCCAGCATCGTGACTCCGGACCCGGTAACGGATCCTCCGGCAGTCGCATAGCAGCACCCCGGATACCCCTTACTACAAGGGCCCACCTGAAGTATCCGAGAGCCCGATGAACGGTCACCTCTCTTTTTATTAATCCCTCATAGAGAGGAATGAAAAATGAGCACAGAAGTCAATAAAGCTTTTGTCAATAAGTATCGCTCAAATTTCATTCACCTGGCCCAGCAGAAGGGTTCGCGTTTGCGAAACTTTGTGCGAGTGAATGAGGGGGTAGTAGGAAAGGCTGATCATCACGATCGCTTGGGGAGTACGGCGGCTCAAAAAATGACAAGCCGACATGCCGACACTCCGTTGATTTCTACCCCCCACTCCAGACGAAAAGTTGTAATGGAAGATTATAACTGGGCAGACCTTGTAGACAAAGCCGACAAGATCAAGATGTTATCTGATCCGGGCTCTGAATACATGACTGCCGGAGTATGGGCTATGGGAAGAACAATCGATGATTTGATTTTGGCAGCAATGACGGGAAACGCGACCAGCGTATCCTCGACCGATGCCACATCGTCAGTTGCACTTCCTTCCGCGCAGAAAATTGCACATGGATCGGCTGGAATGACCATGGCAAAACTGCGTGAAGCGCGGAAAATTTTAAGGGCAGCAGACATCGATGTTGACGAAGATTTGTATTTGGCGATCTCCGCTGACAAGATCGATGACCTGTTTGCTGAATCCGGAACCCCAATAATTTCAGTGGACTATAATGAAAAGAAGCCGCTGGTCGAGGGTAGTATCTCGTATTTTATGGGTTTCAATCTTATTCACACA